GCAGATACAATAAATACAGCATTAGCTCCAGCTACGTGTGCGAATTCACCAATTATTTCCGCAATTTTTCCACCAACTTCATCACCAACAATAAATGCTCTTACAGCATCCTTGTCGATAGTTGTTGAAATATTAGCATGAGGGATAGTTACTTTAATCAACTCATTAGCTGCTAAAGAAGCAGTATATCTACTATCATAGTTAAGGTCAACCATACTAGCAGTTGCAACAGTTGTGTTTCCAGCTGCTACATCTACTGATTGGTCATTTAACGTATAGCCAAATCTACCAGCTCCGTATAAACCATTTTTAGCTACGTTAGTAGAACCTAAGTCCGTACCATCTCCACCGAAAATAGATTTATTTTGGTAAGGTTGTTGTGAACCTGTACCCATTTGTGCACCATTATATTTAAAGTCTAAGTAAAATATTAGACCTGATGGTAAGTTCATTGGTTGAACAGATACAAAGTTTTTTTGCACTTATTTCGCCAAAGATTCTTCTTACCAATGGTAAAGCTACACCATTCCACTCTTCATTTCCTGAAGAAGTAGAGGTAGCGTTTGCTTCATCAAGCAATTGTTTTGCTTGGTTTTCTAAAAGAACACTCATTTGTGATTGCTCTCTTTCGTTTAAACCTTCTAGAAGTCCAGTTTGTTCCCATTTTTTAGACAAACCACGAGTTTGTTCTAGCATTACTGCTTGTGGGTTCTTTCCTTCCATAAGTTTAGATAAATCAAAATTTGCCATTTTTTTCTCTCCTTATTAGATTAATTAATTATTTAATGTTTGCTAACTTTTTAAATCTGTTAGCTACTTCGTTACTTTCAGAAATAATTTCTTTCTTTGGAGCAGTTGACTTAGTTACTTTAGACGCAATGCCTTCTGTAATTTTAGTTTTCTTTTTTGTATCTCCACCGAATTTCATCGATTCTGCTAATGTAGCGAATACTAGTTTTACTTCTCTTACAGATTTTGTTCTGTCAAGAGTTTCAACAACTTTTACTTTTTGGTCATTATTCAATGCGTAAGAACGGAATAATTTGTTCGCATAAAGTAATTTTGCGTTAAGAAGATTTACTTCGTTGATTGTACCTTGTAATTCTTTGATAGTAGCGTATGCTTCTTCAAGTTCTTTTTCAGCTTCATCAACTTTGTTTTCTTCTACTTCCTTAGATTCTTCTACTTCATCAGATTCTTCATCCTCACCGTAGCCCATCTCTTTTAAGATTTCATCCAAGTCAATATCATCATCTTCTTCTTCAGCTTCTTCTTCTTCCATTTCTTCTTCTTCAGATTCTTCTTCAGATACTTCTTCATCAGATTCTTCATCTTCTTCGTAAGTTTCTTCCATTTCTTCTTCATCAGATTCTTCTTCTGATAGTTCAGCTTCTAATTCTTTGATAATAGATTCTAAGTCTAGTTCTTCATCCATGTCATCTTCATCAGATTCCATTTCGTCTTTACCATGCATTTCATCCATATCATCTTCATCACTTTCTTCATCTTCTGTTTCAGTTACAGTAATCGTAGTTGCTTCTTCAACTTCTTCAGCTTCTTCATTAACTTCAGCTTCCTCAGTTACTTCTTCAGTTTTTTCAGATACTTCTTCAGTTTCTTCTTTAACTTCTTCAGCTTCTTCGTTTACTTCAGTTTCTTCAGTTACTTCTTCAGTAGCTTCTTCAACTTTTTCTTCAGTTACTTCTTCTACGCTTTCCTCTACTTCTTCCTCATCTTCTTCTTCTTTCATTTCTGATTGAAGTTTTTGAGATAGAATAGATTGTAAACGTGGAGTAAATGCTTCTTCTAATGCTATCTTAGCGTTAGCGATTGCAGTTTCTTTCACAGCTTTTGCGTCAGCGATGGCTTCTTTTAATAATTTAGAATTTGCCATAATTGCCTTCCTTTTTGTTTTCCTGAAAATATTGGGATTCTCAATAGAGTTAGGTCGGTTGTTCGGTCACCACTTAAAAAAGGGTATTCATTAACCAACTAAAATATAAAAC